CTTTTTGAAATGTCACTATGGCCACAACTAATGATCAAACGACCCTCTCTAGCGTTAAGCTGACAACATCCGACGATGAAGTCTTGTGTGAAACAGTTGTTTCTATGACTCGAAGGATGAAGTCAGTGCTAGATAAAATGGATGTATTAATTCATGAATTTGAAAACTTAGGAGGAGCATCTGTCGAGTGCTACCGCAAAGTATTTAGAAAGATACTATATCAAAAAGAACTAGTATATTTTACATTTGAAGCATATGAAAATAGTGTATCTGAATACGAATCTTCAAAGAAAGTAAAGATGACTTTTCAGAGTAAAGAGATGAAATTTGTTCAAGGTATTGCTCAGCAAATACCTGTAGTTGGTAATGTACTCGCGAAGAGTATGCCAGCTATAGGAACTATTGCAAAGAATATATTTGGAGAGTTTATGCACGATACTCCTCCCCTTAAAATAAGTGAGAGTAGTAATTTAGCCTTAGTGGATATTCCACGTGAAGTGTCTAGCTTTGCCGTTAGTGCGGATGACATTCTTCCAACTCAGCAAAGACTACTTGATCTTGATGTTGAACAGATGATTAAAATGACAGACATTATAGAAAGAGCAAAAATACCTAGTAGAATAGCAGTAGTAAACTGGCCGCAGACGGCAGCAGCTGGTACACAGTTATATACAGAAAATGTCAACACGCAATTTCAAACTCCAACTACTGGTAGTGGAAATACCTTTTTGGAGTTTAATCATCCGCTAGCTTATTTCTCACAATACTTTCAGTATTGGAGGGGTGGATTTCGAGTGACTATTGAATGTTTACCAACTAGATTCCACCAAGGGCAATTGTACGCAGCATTTAATCCTAGTATGGCAGTAACAACATTAAATGGTGTACGTAATTGTACAGCAGTCACAATTGATTTGGGAATGAATAATAGAACATCTTTGGATATTCCTTTTGTTTCACAAACAGATTATTTACAATGTTTACAATTTAATGTACCAGCAAATCCAGCTACTTTGTTGAATTCTTTGGGAACTTTTTCCATATTCGTTCAGAATGAATTAGACTCGAACGGAACTGTATCTACCAGTATTGATATAAATATTTACATTGAAGCGCTACCGGATTTTGAATTGAAGGTGTACAGGCCTATTCCTACTGCTAATGGTGTTCAAGTGTATACGGGATCATGGCAGATGAATGAAGAAGTTGTAAAAAATGTCCGTGTTGCTGGACCCACTCAGCACGAGGAAACTAAGAATGAAAGTGAACATAACGTTGCAATTTGTAGTAACGTAATTTCAATTAGTACGGAAAGTATATTGCAAAGAGAGTATTTAATGAATTTTGGTCAGACATTTGCGACAAGTAATAATGTAGGGGATTTAGTGTATGATCAAGCGTTGCCAGACGGTTTTTTTAATACAGCTTTTGCTACTAGTGGAGTACTTAGTTATCATGAATTATATCGCTTAAATTTTAAGGTTACTATGAAGATTAATCCTACTCAATTTCATCAAGGTGCCTTAATTATGTATTGGGCTCCATTAAATATAGATATGAGAGCAGGTAAAGCCTTAGGAACATTAAC